CAATTTATTTTACACACTCCTGAAGCTACCTTTTTTCAATCTTACGATTCAATCATTATAAAAACAACCTTTGAAGATGGCGAAAGGGTTGTTTATTTAGATGAGTTTTATTGGAATTATTCAAGAACAACTTCTAAATATAGAAGTGAGTTTTTAGGGGAGAATACAAAAGAAACAAAAGAAAAAATACAAAAAGGAATTTACAAGCTAATTGATTTGAATTTCAAAGGTTAACTGAAGAGCTTTAAATAAGCGAAATAAAGCCCCTTTTTAGGGGTTTTATCTTAACCAAAACAAAACAAAATGAAAGTAGTATTTTTAAAAGACACACAAGATGGTGAAGTTTTCGCTTATTTCCCATTTGAAGAATGGTGTAATGGTACAATGACTTGCTATGCTCATATTGGGCAACATTCGGCTTGTCATCCAAACTATGCAAAAGAATGCAGAGAAGCCACAATGGTTGAGTACTTAGATTTATTTAATGAACTCCAAAGCATTGGCTACAAATTAGAACTAATTTAAAAAACTATAAAACCAAACAAAATGAAAACAAAAGTACAAAACGCAGTTAGTGAAATGACACACCAAATCCTTGCAAAATTTCACAAAGAATACCAAACAATGGGTGGAGATATTGCACCACATCAACTTCAAAGACTTGAACATTTACAAAGTCAATATACTAGCCTGTTATGTAGGTTAGTTTTCCAAAATATAGAACTTGAAAAAATAGCCCCTAGACTTGATTCTATGGATTATGAAGATTTAATGGAGTTAGCCTATCATTTAGATTGGAACGGATCATGGGATGCAGATGAAGAAGATCAAGAACCGATGACAAAACAAGAACTAATTGAGGCGATTAGTTCAATGTTACAAGATTATTAAAGCCCCCTTCCTTTGCCCAAATGGTGGGTTTATGGGTTCGAATCCCACAAAGGAGCAAACCAAAAACAAATACAATGAAAGAACTAAAATTTAAAATGCTTTGGGCAGTAGATGCACAAGGTATTCAATGGGGTGCTTTTCAGTACAAAAAAGAAGCAGTTGATTTTGCAAAAAGAATCAACGGCATAGTATTAAAAAGAAAATGCCTCACTGACAAATACAATGATAATAAATCTTTAAAAGCTATGGCTGAATATTTAGCCAAATAAAGCATTTAAAAGCTATTTAATTTTTTTATTATGATATGACAAGCAAATAAAAAGTAAAGGCAAATTTGAGGCTATAAAGTAGCTTTAATTGGTATTTTTACCATATCGGTTTGATATGCCAATTAAGGACTGCTTTTTAGTTGCACACAAAAACCCTATGCAAAAACTCTGCAAAAACCCCACAAAAAACCCATCCAAAAACCTCGCAAAAACCCCTTAAAACCTATGGCAAAAATCCTCGTGGCTTGTGAAGAAAGCCAATCAGTAACAAAAATTCTTCGTGAACTTGGTCATGAAGCTTATTCATGTGACATTTTGCCTTGTAGTGGTGGTCATCCCGAATGGCATTTCCAGGCTGACGTATTTAAAATTATTAATATAGGTTGGGATTTAATGATTGCCCATCCACCTTGTACCTTTTTATCTGTTAGTGGTGCAAGACATCTTTACAACAAGGATGGATCACCTAACCTAGAAAGGTATAAAAATCAAGCTGAAGCTTTAGATTTTGTCCAAAAACTTATGGATGCACCTATTCCTCGAATAGCTATTGAGAATCCCGTTTCCGTTATATCAACAAAAATCCGTAAACCTGATCAAATTATTCAGCCATATATGTTTGGAGATGAGGCTACCAAGACAACTTGTTTATGGCTCAAAAATCTGCCAAAGCTAGAACCTACAAAGATTGTTGGTAAAGGTGAAAGAACTGTTTTTAAAAGTGGCAAATCTCATCCTAAATGGTATGCCGATGCCTTAGCAACTGCAAAAACTCCTGCTGAACGTAGAACTCTAAGATCAAAAACTTTCCAGGGTATAGCAATTGCTATGGCTACACAATGGACAAAAGATTTATAAATTTCACAAAGTTTTAACACAAAATATCCTAAAATATAAAAACAAATACTAATTTTACCAAAGAATTATAAACAAAACAAAAAACCCATGCACATTAACTTAAACACAATGCCACATGAAGCCTATATGCTACTTTGGCATTCAGACAAAAACTTTATTGGCACATCTAACTATGTTGGTCTTGCCTACTACTGGTCTTATGATTATCGTCATTATTTGCGTGATGCTTCTCCTTATGTTAAACGTAAAGTTCATGCTGAGTTCTTAAAACATGGTCTTAATTTATCTGATTCTACTGAAAAGCATTTATCTATCATTAGAAAATATACCAAATTAAACTAAAACTATGCACCAACTAATCACACTCAACCATCAGATGAAGTGCGGTATTACTGGCACTATCATAGACAAAGGCGAACAAGCCTATTACAACCATCAGACAAAAACCTGTATTCATCCTGTGGAATATGAGAAGAATATGAGCCAGGTCAAGATTGGAGAGCCAAAAACCTACTTTACTAGACTCCAAAAACTTAATAAGTAATGCCATTCTCAACTTGCTGTGGAGCACATACCACAATGCCTGAACTAGGAATCTGTCCTGATTGCTTAGAACATTGCGATTGGGAAGAAGAAGAAGAGCCATCAGATGATAAAACATTTAATAACAATAATACTGAAGGTGGTATAACTGGAACACCTAATAACTGGCAAAAAAGATAAAAATTTTAAAACACACATAAAAAACAAACAAACATGAAATTCGAATTTGTAGAAGAAACAGACCTAGTTTTGAACAGTACCTTGTACTACACAAAGCAAGACGGTATCTTAATTAGCGGATCTATAAATATTAATAAGGATAAAGCTTATGATTTATTTATGAAGCTTAGTCAAGGTCTACCACTTAGAATAACAGAAGTCCTAGAAACAAAAACTTATCAAAAACCCTCACAAGAGGAATAAAAAACCCAAAACCAATGCTGAAACTAACCCTAGAGCAAAAGAAAAAAGGTATCAAAGAAGAGTTTACCTATGTAAACAGTAATGGCAGAATGTCAAAACAATACACCTACAAAGGAATGTATATCACTTGGGATAACCAAATCCTACATGGCAAATGGTATTACTGGAGAGCTAGTTACTACGGATCTTTAGATGCAGCGATTTCAGGAATAGATAGGCACATTAATCACTTTAAAACCAAATAAACAAATGTTAGAAATCAAAGACCACAAAAGCCTTTTTAAATATGGCGACATGAAAAAAATCATGGAAATCACTGGCTATAGTCGTTATGTCATAGAAACTAGACTAAAGAACAATGACTACGAGATGACAGAGCTGATAAAAACCTTTTACGACAAAAAACTTGAACTACTTAAAAACCAAATATGGGAGCATCAGAAATAAGCTATTACGTTATGCCAGGACTAAAACAAACAGAAGTAAGATTTGACCAAGTTATTAAAACAGTATGTGAAGTCATGAAAATTGATAGATATAAGTTACTTACGCCAAACAGGAGTAAAAACTTGGTTTTTGGTAGAAATATGTGTTACTTTATTTTTAGACGTTATTTTTCGATGACACTAAAAGAAATAGCACAAGCTTTTGACAGAGATCACACTACAGTTATTCATGGACTTGTAACATTTCAAAATGACATAGAATGTATCAAGTTTTATAAAACTCAGTTCTTAGACGTACAACAAACATTAGGATTACACACAAACAACAAAAAACTCAATATTTTAACAACAAACTAAACATTATGCTATCATCATTCGCAGACTTAAACGAAACAGACAAAAGACTATTTGTCGCAAAAATCATCCACAATATTAATTACAGCCAATCAAGTTTTGAGACTGTTATGGCACTTGTTAAGATGTGGGATGAATACCCAAGAAGACAAGCCACTTTTTTTACAAAATTAAACCAAATAACAAATGGAACTGCAAACAACTAACACACAGATTCAAGCACCTAGTTACCAGATGGTGAACAAGGACTCAATGCTATCCTTATCTAACGAGCTAAAGAGATTCGTTAAAGATGCACACTTAGTATCAAACATTAAAGGTAAGGACTATTGTAATGTAGAAGCATGGCAGATGGCTGGTGCTTCATTAGGCTTATTCCCTATCATTACAAGCGTACAAGACCTATCTAGTGAAACAGAGATTAAGTACATGGCTACTTGCGAAGTTAGATCGTACCAAGACAATAAGTTAGTATCAGTAGGTATCGCAATATGCTCTAACAAAGAGGGTAGCAAAAAATTCTTTGATGAGTATGCTATCTTATCTATGGCACAAACTAGAGCAGTAGGTAAAGCTTTCCGTAATCAGTTAGCATGGTTGATGAAAGCTGCTGGATTTGAAGCAACACCTGCTGAAGAGATGGACTTTGTACATGAAGAGCCAAAAAAACCCTCAAAGCCAGTACAAACATTTGTAGCTGAAATTATAGAAGAAGCTCCTGATAGAGATTCTATAATGATGGAGGTTGCTAAATGTACTAAGCTAAAACAATTAACAGATGTTTACTTTACATACAAGCAAACATTTGATGCTGATGAAACATTGATGAAGGTATTAAAAATGAAAAAAGAAAACCTAAAATAAAATGAACCTAACATTATTACCAAAAGTAGAACTTAGTTCTATAGAACCGAACAAATTTGCCATTGAGTTAATCAAAACGCAGATAGTAAATCACTTTACAGAAACTGGTGAGTCACCATTAGAACTACTCGTCAAGTCAGAGGCTGTTGTACAGCTTTTAGAGGGCATTAGAGCTGATTTAAAAGAGTTAGTACTAGATGAGCTTAGTAAGTATCCTGGAGGCAAAGCTGAGGTCTTAGGAAGCGAAATGGCTAAATTTGAATCAGGCGTAAAGTACATCTATGACCAAGATTATACTTGGGGCAAGATGAACGAGCAATTAGAATCAATGAGATTTGCTATTAAGGAAAGGGAAAGGATGCTAAGGACTTTGCCTACGGCTATGGTTGATCCTGAAACTGGCGAAATGGTACACCCAGCACCTAGAATAAGCACAACAACCTTTAAGATTAACTTAAAGAAGTAAAAATCCCCCACCACCTCAAGATACTAATATTTATAACCTGATAGTAATTTATATAAACTTGGGGTGGTTTTTTAAACTTACAACATGAAATTAAACTCTAATATAACAAGCTTTAAGGGTGTAGTCAGGAAGTCTTATTTTACAAAAGACCATAATGATGCTGATGAATTTTACAATGTATATGTATTTGCCTTACAGTCTTGTGCAGGTAAGATAGTTACCTTTCATGTGCTTACTGATTCAGGTATGCTTAGGAGTAGAGTTCCTTTATCTGAGATTTATACAACTATTCCAACGAATGACATACCTTATAATTATAAACAATTATGGGACTGCTTTAGCGAGAATGTATCTGTAATTGACTATGATTTTTTGGCTTATCATAAGTGTCAAGTATTGCTAAGAGATAATACAATGGTATGGGCTACATATATGTTTACAATAGATTGGTATAGTAACTGCTATAGTGATGAACCTACTGACTATAAGTGTGGTCATATATTAGAATCTGATGATGGTTATTTACTTTGTATGCCTAACAATAGGATATTTTGGAAGGATAGTAATTGGGTTACCAAAAAACTCCCTGATGATTTAAAGCAGTTTAAGGTTGACACAGAGCTATTGTCTGTAGAAAATCAATCAGATAAATGGATCACAGAAGATACAGATTCTTTTTACTATAACATAATAGAAAATAAATAATGACAATAATTTTAACAATAGCACTTTGGGAATTAGGCAAGACCTTATTCTATAAACTTATAAACAGATAAACATGATGGAGATTGGAGGACTGGAGAATAATGTACCAGTAAGAATGATTTATATTGATGATAAAACGGAAGTATTATTCAAATCAATGGCTAGAGCATCAAGATTTACAAACATACCACAAGACTCAATAAAAAAGTCTTTAAACCCTACATTGAAGCGTAGATTTATGCATAATGATAGAGAAGTAATATTTAGAATAAACAAATAACAAAACATGGCTCAATTTTACACCACAATTATCCATCCAATAAGAAAGGCATTACACTTATCATGCAACGAATACTGCGTATTAGATACGATTATGCGTATGCAGAATAACGATAGTCATTGGTGTTACATGAGCAGAGAAACTATGGCAGATGATTTAGACTTGTCTAAGCAATCTATTTTAAACATCATTAAAGGGCTTATTTTAAAAGGATTAGTTACTAAACATGAAAAGACTAACCATCTTAGATGTGCAAGTCAATTTAAGGATGCTATTGATGATTATAGGAGTTTTGGTATTGAAGATAACCAGTTTACCATTGGTAAAGAAAGTTTACCTCAAGGGTCAAAAAAGTTTACCTCAGACGGTAAAGAATCTTTACCCAACAATACAATTAACAATAATAAGACATTTATAATACCACAGCCTTTAGAGGTTAGTAGTTATGCTAAAGAAATAGGCTTTGTTTTAGATGGTGAATATTTCTGTGATCACTATGAAGCTAGAGGATGGAAACTTAACTCAGGAATAATGAAAGATTGGAAGGCTACTGTAAGAACTTGGAAAAGGAATAGTTTCAAATTTAATACGCAATCTGATGTACCTACAAACAAAATCACTACACAAATTAAACTTAAATGATTGCTATAGACCTACCAAAAGCTTTAGATATTGAATCTAACATACTTGGTGCATTACTTTTAGACAAAAGAACTATACCATTGGTTATAGGTCATCTAAAAACAGATATATTCTACGATCTAAAGCACCAAAAAATCTTTAACGCTATTAAGGAGATGTATGATACAAATGTATCTATAGACCTTACAACTGTAGCTCAAAAACTCTCACAAGATGAGGACATAATACGAGAAGGTGGTGCTTATTACCTATCAAAGTTAACTGATAATGTAACCTCTAGTAACCATATTAATACGCATATTGAGATTGTTATTGAGATGTACAAGAAGCGTGAAGCATATAAAGTGCTAAGGATAGCAGAGAATAGTTGTTTAGACAACGATAGCCACTCATTAGATTTGTTATCGGACCTAAATAGTCAACTTATAGGTTTACTAGAATATGGAAATCTATATGAGAAAAGCATAACTGATGTAGTTATGTCTATAAACTATGCTAGAGATTTAGCTTGTAATGGAGAACTTTTAGGATTTAATACAGGATTCCAAGAACTAAACCAAACCATTGCTGGATGGTGTAAGCCTGACCTATGTATTATAGCTGGTAGACCTGGTTGTGGTAAGACTGCAATGATGCTTTCAAGTGTTTATCACTTAGCTATCGTAAATAACGTTCCTACGGCTATTTTTAGCCTCGAGATGAGCTCCGAACAGCTTGTTGAAAGGTTAGAGTCAATAACAAGTCAAGTGCCCTTAAAACGCCTTAGAACGAATAATTTGAATGACTACGAACGTAAGCTACTTTTAAAGACAGATGACAAGATAATCACAGCACCCATCTACATAGAAGATACTGGAGGAATCAGTATCTCACAACTCAGAGCTAAGGCTACTATTCTAAAGCAGAAGTATGGTATTAAGGTAATATTCCTAGACTATCTTCAACTTATGAGTGGACAAGGCAAAGCAAACCAAAACCGAGAGCAAGAGGTTAGTCTAATAAGCAGAAGCCTTAAAGCCTTAGCCAAAGAGTTGGAAGTACCTATTATCGCCTTATCGCAGTTAAGCCGTAAGGTAGAAGAACGAGCTGATAAGTTACCAATGTTGTCTGATCTTAGAGAGTCAGGTAGTATTGAGCAAGATGCTGACATTGTTATTATGCTTATGCGACCATCTTACTACGAAATGAAAGAACCTGTAGAAATAGGTGGTAAGCAGTACAATCCTGACGACCTAGTTATCGTTAAGGTAGAGAAGAATAGACATGGCAAGACTGGTAACATACCTATTAGATTTATTGGAGAAACAACCACATTTGAAGATTATAAACACTAAAACATGAATGACAACTACCAAAAATTTGCTGAAGTAGAATTAAAAGAAGGCGAAGACCTTAACATTGAGAACATGAAAGAACGTATCGTAACTAAAGCATGGTATGATACTGCTAGATTTAACGATATAACTGACGTTGCAGTTGGTATAGGTATCGGAACTAGAACACTTTACTTTTATGCCAAAAAACTAAAACTACCAAAGAGAAGTGGACTTAAATAGGAACTATAAAAATACTCGTAAGTTCGACATAGAACAAGCTAAGGCTTCTGATGGCACTTACCAAGCATTGTTATTATTTGCTAGGAACACAAAAATCTTGGTCATACAACAACCAAAAGCCCTAAAGCAGAAGTATATGTGGCTTGAATATGAGAATAATGGTAAGCCAAGTGGTATAGCAGATACAAGGGTAGAGTTCTTTGCTATCAACTTTGACCTTAAAGATAGAATCTACTTTATAAGAGCAGAAATGCTTAGAACAAAGGCAAGAAGATACTTTAAATGGGGTAAAACTAAGATAGTTGAAGGCGTAAGATATATAAAAGTTCCGACTGTGGAGATGATACGTTTCGATTAATTAGCTTAATTTCGTTTATATGACATACAAGACAGCAAGTGATTTGACCAAGATGATGCTAGAATATTTAGATAATTTAGGTTATGAAGTATGGAGAAACAATAACCTAGCAGTTAAGGGAAGGTCTTTCATTGGTAAGAAAGGATTGCCTGACATTATAGGTTATCATAAGAACTATGGTCAGTTCATTGCTTGTGAGATTAAAGCTATTGGTGATCGTTTAAGTGTATCTCAAATGAGTTTTTTAACTCACTTAGGTATGTGCGGTGGCACATCTATTGTATGTCAACAAATATCAGACGGAACAATTAATTTAACAATATTTATAGACAATGGCGAAAGCAAAATCAGCACTTGGAACGAGTACGAAGGTGAATTTCGGGAAGCGTAAAATCGGAAGAGCAAAGAAATCTTATAATAAACACAGTTCAAGACCAAAAGCATATAGAGGTCAAGGACGCTAAACAACAATTATGGAAAATTTAGATTTAGAAAACAAATCAGAAAACGTAACTAAGACGACTAAACAAGACGTTAAAGTTACTGTAGTACCAAAAGAAGGCAAGTTTGTAACTGCTGAAACTATTAAGTTAGTAGAAGACATCTTAAACGATGGCACTATTGACATTAAGTGGAGAGCACAACTTAAAGAGCAAGTTAGAAAATACAAAGGATCACAAGAATAGTTTATAAACCAAAACAAAAATAACATGGCAACGCAAAAAGAGAACTTCTTAGGAAGATGTTTCACACTTAGATCAGCTTACGGATCATTTAGAAAAGTATCATTCGGTCCAGAGGACTTAAAGAAACTTAATGAGTTCGCAGCTACTAACAAAGGATGGTGTTCTATCCTTATCAAAGACAAAAAGAACGCAGGACCTGAACAAAGTGATTTCTATTGTGAAATGGACACATTTAAAGCAGGTGATTATAAACCAACGGAGAAAAAATTACCATTTTAGTTATGAACCCAAAAATTTACAAAGAAATAATAATCAACCTATTACTTTTATTAGTAGGTTTGTATCTACCATTTGCATTTATTATTAATAAGTACAACCCTTTTATATGGGAATGGTATGAAAGACTCTCATACGTTATAGCGGTTGTAGCAACCATAGGATATGGTGCTAATGTTTATAACAAAAAGTAGTATGTTTTGTTTGTAGTTTAATAGTTAGACGCTGCTATTCTTAGTGGCGTCTTTTTTTACCCATAAAAAACCCCCAGATTTTACCTGAGGGTTAACCAAAACTACACACAATCACACACCACACATGAGAGCTATTTTAATTATGACTATTTCTAGTGTCATAAAACTTTGTCAATACTGATCCGTAAAGGATTCCTTGATACCTGGCAATAAAGCTATCTACAGACTCATTCACATAGAAGTAATCTTCATTAGCCATATATACAAAACACCTATCTCTATCTTCATCGTCAGCCGTTACACTCGCTACCTGATAGATGTTAATATAAGCATCTGATTCCTCTGAGTTATCTTGGAACTCGTAGCTTTCATCTTCCTCTTCGGTCAGTTGTATGATGTGCATTAACATTTGTGATACTATTTTTAAGTACAGTAAGTCGTAATTCTTTTACAATCAAATCAAGCTTTGCTTCTAAATGATTCTTTTCCTTCATTAATTGGTTAATCTTAATGTCTACTTCTCTGGTCATACAAATTTACGATTTAATTGATATTGAAATAAAAAGTGCATACCTTATTGATAATCAATACGATACACACTTTCTTATATTTACTAAACTATAGTTACTTCTTAGGTAACCTAATAATCTTACTGCCTAGTGGCATTGGAACAAATATAGCAACTCTTCCGCCATCTAAAACAACTCCACAGCCTAATGTTGGTCTTTTGGGGAAAGGTCTTGAATATTCCATCGCATAGGCATCAATATCTATACCACAGCCTACATTCATGCCAAATATCATATCCTTGTCAGATGCACTATAAAGAACACCTCCAAAGCTATGTATATGACCTATTACTGTTGATTGACGAGCATCTCTTGCTCTATTGATTGCACCTGCTTGTCCCGATGATCCTGTACCATGAGTATATAGAACACTATCTATTTCCCATTCTAAAGACCATTTCCAGCCTTTAGGAGCATCCCAAGCTTGTTCATAGGACTTGATAAAACGTTCTGGTAAACCGCTTGTTTGAGCCTTTCTTTTATGAAGGGCTGAGTGGTTACCAATACATACTTTTACGTTAGGAAATTGTTTGTACCATTTGTACATAGCAGCTTGTGCTAAGTCTGCTTCTCTACCTGCTCCATGTCCGTCAGGTTTAGATTCGTGATAACTAATAGCATGATTGTCAACTTCATCTCCAATATGTACAACCTCAGAACATTGAAACTTATTCGCTACTTCATAGCAAAAAGCTTTATATCCAGGATGACAAAATGGTTCATGAGTGTCGCCTATTACTAGGACATTTTTCTTGCTCATTATATGTGGTTTTGGTTTGGTTTATTTTACTAACTTCTCATTACCCTTGTAAGTAACATAGTTAGTTCTGCCACCTGTTTTATCTTTAGCAATTAAGATTTCTTGTTTTAGGTTATCAGCATCATAAGCTACATGAACCCATCCTAATTTACCATCCTTAGGAAACTCACCTATTAACTGCTTAAATTTAAGATTGTCTTTGATATAGTGAAATATATCATTGTTTGTGAATATACTGCCTGAACCATCTTGGTCAATATCTGCCGCACGACCAAAACTATGATCTGATTTTAATGCCCCACCTATGAAGTGATTAAGCATCTTTGACCTGTAACCACTAGAAAGCACAATAGGTCCAAACTTTAATCTGATTGGTTCTAATACTTTTTCACAAAGTAACTTGATGTTTGCTATGTGTTCGGGTGATGGTTCGTTTGACACACCATGTCTTTTAGCTGATTCGCTACGAGTAAATTCCGCTAGATTAAAATGTGCTGATAACTGCATGATATGCTAAATTATAACTTTTTCTTGTAGTGCTTTTTAATGAAGGAAAACATCTGCATTCCTAACCATACTATAGTCATCAAATAGACTATTGTTTGTAGGATTGGGTTAAAGTTTACAAAACCAAATATGTTAAGCCATGATACGGCTGTAAATGTGATTCCTATAGGAGTTAAATCTGTGTTCAAATCGTTGAAGTTTGACATTGTTATTTCTTATTAAAAATTGATGTTACTATACTAGCAGATAACAAAGTTGCAGAATACATCAATAGTGAATCAAAAGCGGTTTGTGATAATAACGCACAAAAGATGCCAATTATTGCACATAACAACGCCAATAAACCAGCCACTCTTTTAGAGCTTACTTCATCACTACCTGAAAACATATCCTTTATAAACTTCATCATTACTTATTTATTTTAAAATATACACCTAATCCGTATCTTATTTGCTTATTTAAGCCTAAATCAACGTTAAGCCCTATTAGAGCCTTATTTTTGACGTTAAGTGCGATTCCAGGACTTAGTACCTCTAAGCCATTTGAAGGGCTTAAATCGCCTCTAAAGCCTAAATAAAGACTATTCTTAGCTTTAGCTTCCTTAGTGATGGTGTTAACTATGGTTTTTTCGGTTATTTTAGCCTCAAATTTCCTAGATTGAATTTTATTTTGGCTTATAGTGTCGCTTATGACAAAGGTATTAGAATCTACATTAATGGTGTCAGAATACGCATAAGTACGCATATAATCAGATACTATGCGTATAGTATCATGTACCAAATAACGTACAGAATCATGTACGGTATCTGTAGTTATTATAACATAAGGAATATCTTTTCCTTGTTTCCACCTGGTGGTCACATTTGTTTGATACACAGTATCAGTCTTTACAGACTCTATAACAGCACTTGAGCTATGGAATGAGTCATAAACCCACACCATAGCAAAGAAACAAAGGATAATAATTAAATAGTCCTTAATAGTCCTCATTATTCAGCTCCTTCTACAGATTCAACAATTGGTTCTGGTTGAGGAGGTACTGGAGGTACATAGTCACCTATGATTGTTAGGTTAAGTTGAGCAGCAACCCAATCCCAAGCATAAGAATCTACTTCCCATTGTGCATAGGCTTCTCCTGTCATTGTTAAATTACCATCTTGTAATCTTTGTTGAGTAGCACTTAGTAGGTTATAGCAAAATACTGCACTTGTTCCTAAAGTTACATTTACTGCCCAAGCATTAAGGTAAACTGCTTCTACGAACACACCATTTTGCCAAATTTGAATTGGTTGAATTTCCTTCATTTTATTTATTTTTTATTTTATCTAATTCTAGTTTAAGTTCTTTTATTTGCTCTTGTTGTTCTTTTATAGCTTCTATTAATACAGGTATTAATTCAGTATATCTTACCCCTAGTATTCCATCATTATTTGTTTCTATTAATTCAGGGAATACCATTTCAACCTCTTGAGCTATCAATCCTAAATTCTCTTTTTTAGAAATGTCATCTTTATAACAGAAGTTTATTGTTTGTAAAGTAGATAATTTCTCAACCGCATTTGTTATATGTGAATTTATATTTTTAATTCTTATATCTGAATTAGCAGTCCAAGAAGTAGCACCTTGTGTTAAATAAACACCGCCTGAATAGTTGGTTATGTAAAGCTTGTTACCTGTAAACTGATTAATTAAAATCATATCCCCTGCAGCCGTTCCTGTTATAAAATCATTTGCAGAAGTACAAGCACCTAAAGCACCACCTATTGTAGGAGAGGTTATCGTATTATTAATTGTAAGTCCAGGTGCTGTTCCTGCAAGTTTAAATTGATTATTAGGAGAAGTACTATAAGCAGCAAAAGCAGGACTTGAACCACCATCTACATACAACTGATAATTAGTGTTAGAAGTATTGTTTATGTTTACTTTACCCCCCGATGTGATTCTCATTCGTTCGGTATTTGCAGTACCAAATCTCATATACCCACTTGCATAGTTCCATAATTCGGATTCATTACCTGTTGCTTCAATAACAAAACCATAAGTAGAAGAAATATTTGTTGAATTTCTAAAATTCATATATGCAGTTGAAGCACCATATAATGATAATGTAGCATTAGGACTACTCGTTCCGATTCCAACGTTACCACTATTAGTTAAAACCATTTTTTGAGTACCTGAACCTGAACTTCCTGTATTAAAAGTAATACCATCTCCGATTATTCTTAAATTTTCAGGGTTACTTGCACTATTTGCACTTTTAATTGTTACAACAGAATCATCAAAATTCACTAATAATCTTCTCTCAGTTGATAAAACAGTAACATCTAATTTAGATAATGGATTACTCGTTCCGATTCCAACATTACCACTATTAGTAAGAGTAATTCTATCGTTTCCTGAAGTGTTATCTCTTACTACAAAATTTGTACCTGTTGCACGTATAGAATATGCTTGTGAATTAGTTGTGTTTTCAAGATAAATAGAAGGAAATATAGTATCAGTTCCGCTTATAGTAAGTTTGTATGAACTTTGAGGACTACTCGTTCCGATTCCAACGTTACCTCCACTTGTAATACGCATAGCCTCACTTGCAACTCCAAGTGTAATAGCAGTAATATCACTATCTTGACCTATTAGTATTTTATTAGAACTATCAAATGTTACTAATGTTCTATAAGCAGTATTAGCTGCGTTTCTTCCTACTAAATAATAACCATTTTGTATTGTTAATAATTGTGCATTTACACTACTTGAGAATGTAGCAGCACCAGTAGAAGATATTGATAATCTTACAGTACCATTTGTTTGTATTTCTGCTGCAGTTGCATTACCACTACCAAAAATAGAAGCATAAGCAGTAGAACCATTTACAAAAGTACCACCAACACTACTTTCTACACCAACTTGTGCTACTCCTCCAGTATTTCTTAAATCTACACCAACTTGTAATCCAGTTGTTGCACTTGTACTTTTTAATAATGTTCCACCATTACCAACTGTTGAAGTTATTAACCCACTAAACGTAGCACTTGTACCACTTAAAGCACCTGTAAGCGTACCGCCTGTTAAAGGTAGGTATGCAGATAATGCAGAACTTGTTATATATCCTGCACCATTTGCTATTTGATTATTGTCAGTAGGAATTGTTATTACCCCTGTTGTGCTATTATAAGCACCACTACCAGCACTAAAACTTAAAGATGCCCTTGCTAAAGCATCAGTATATTGAGTAATTGTAGAACTAATAGCACCTGTTGTATTATTATATGAAATGCCTGTGCTACCACTTAAACTTGTTAGAGTTATGTAGTTAGAACCATTCGTTATTTGATTGTTATTAGTTGGAATCGTAATAACACCTGTTGTAGAGTTATACGCACCACTTCCTGCTACAAATGATAATGCTGCTCTTGCAAGTGCATCTGTATATTGAGTAATCGTAGAAGCTATTGTAAACGAAGGATAAGTACCACTAATTGATATTCCTGCACCTGCCGTTAAAGAAACAGTTTGGTCTGGAGCAGAGTTAGTAATAACACCTGTTGTATTGTTGTAGCTTATTCCTGTACCAGCACTTAAAGATAATCTTGCTCTTGCATCGGTAAAGTATAGATTTGTATTTTCAGTTACTTGTGATGTATTGTAATCGCCACTTGTAGCTACAACCGCACCTGTTCTACCGAATACACTTGTAACCGCATCTGTATTGTCATCTGTCCAAGAAGCCGTAATAGTACCTGCATCTTGTTGTGTTAAAGTTAAAGTCTTTGTAGTTGTTCCTGTAACTGCTGCACTTACAATCATATTGTTATAAGCAGTATTGAAATTAGTCCAATCTAAATTATCTAAATATCCATCAACCGAACTTGTAGCCACAG